CTTGTGTCTTGTGGCAGAGGGTGTAAGTAGTCTATAAATCTCTGACTCGGTCTCTTGTTCTCTGAATATAAATAAAAACTATCTGACATATATACCCGATATGCAAGGTCTTGTTCATACCTTTTTAACCGAGCCATCAGATAGTTCTTAAATAGTTTTATATTCCTCTTTCCACGATAGTCACCATAAGCCAGATAAAACTCCTCTACTATTCCGTCTCTGCCAGTGAGGATAAAAAATCCGTCATATCCTTATCGTTTAATATCTGGATGCATTTGGCAATAATGCTAATAGGTGTGGCGTTTAGGTCTTTTACCTCCACACCTTCAAGCCTTGCCATTATTTCAAGAATATCAGATTTATGCGTTTTTAATGCGGTCTTAATTGCATCTATCTGTTTTTCTTTGATTGCTATATTTTTTCTTACTTTTTCATCCTGCATAATTCGTGATACAGGCTCTATAAGGTCTGCAATTAAGTCAATTGCATCTTCGTTTTTAAAATCCGATATATTCATACTATGCTCCTGTTCCTGTTACTGTTACTGCACAATTATCTGTGTATGTTCTTCCGTCTACGGTGATAGATGCTGTAACCGTTGTGCTACCCTGTGCTACTGCTGTTATTGCACATCCTGCGCCCTGTGCTGTAGCACTTCCACCTATTGTTGCTACTTCTGTGTCTGCAATTGTCCAAGTTACTGTTGCGTTATTTGGTACGACAGCACTTGTAAGCGCTACAGGACTTCCATCAACTGTTAATGTAATGCTATCTACTCCCTGCCCTGATGCATTAAGAATAGACACACTTGGTGTAGTTCCGCTTGTGCCTTCTTTAATATAAATTTCAAATGGCACTTTATCTGTGTCCTCAATTGAGTAGTGTCCAGTAAATTCAAATGCAAACTGACCTTTTGCCTTGTCAGATGACTGAATCTGAAATCCTGTTGTTGATAATGCATTGATTAACTTAATCGCAATGAATCCTGCGTTTTCGCCTGTATTTACATCTGAATAATCTCCAATCCACCAAAGTGTATCGAAATCTGTCTGCTCAACATCGTTTCTTGGAATAATATGAGTTGCGTCTTCGCCATCAATGTCACCAACGGCTACTAACTTCTTGCCAAGCTCAACTGATACTGATACGAATGTTCCAGACATTTTTGCTTCCCAAGATGTAAGCTTCTTTAATTCTTTTGTGTTTTTCGGACAGTTGTCAATATCTTCACCAAAGTCTGAAAACTCTGGCGTAGCAGTAAAATTGATACCGCCAGTTGTTGCACCGACAAGTCCGTCAATTGTTCCTGTGCTAACATCGAATGTTGATGCTAAAACACCTGCGTTTAACTGTAATTTCTGAAAAGTATCACTTGGAATCTGTGTAAATTTCATCTTTGCTCCTTTCAATGATATTCTATCATAACATTTATTACATATCTTCTTACCATATCATTTTCATCTGCAATTCTCATACGATATGGTGTTCCTTTTTTAAGCCAAATATTACCATCATCATAATTTATGTTTATTCCACCATTATTGAATACTTCATCTATTTCTTTCATCTTTTCTTCAATAGGTTTCCAACTCTTTCCATAATACCATACAGATGCTGTCGTTGCTACATCTTCTCCATAATCACCAATATTTAATTCGTATGTAATATATGGCATTTCTGCATCGTCTGGTACTGTGGAATTATCATATGCAGGCAATCCGAATGATGACCAAAAGCTCTGTATTGCTTGTATTTTATCCATCAGACAACCTCCATTCTTCACAGCTTACCTGTCTCATATCAAGGCTGGCGCTTTTAGGCGTGTATAAATCATCACCATCTGATGTTACTCTGAATATCTTGTTATCTGATACCCTTTTAATTACATCGTGATAATCTAATATTATGTTCTTCTTTGTGGTAAATGTATAAACACTTGTCACTCCCATTGCCTGTGCTGTCTTGCCTTCAATGGAATTATTGAAAACCATAGCACCTTTAATGGTTTGACCATCTGTCCATACTACCTCGCTACCGCCATACCCATCGTCAACTCTTGTTTTATTTAGTATTATAAAATCTTCATATGCTTCTTCCAATAAACTCATCGTATCTTTCTCCACATATTTAATCTCTGACTAAACTGGTCTTGCCAAGATAGTGCTGTGCCTGTGTTTGATGATGCTTTGGAGTACGAATATCCACCAAACGATTCCGACTGATAAGGACTATTTAATGCTCCTGCGTTATTCGTTATCCATTCGCTTATATCATTGCTTAATGAAATAATATCGCTCGGAACTTTCATAAGCCATATTCCACCTTTAAAGGTTTCGTTAGTCAAATCTGTGTTTGGATATTGATATACTCCGTCATTAAATACAGAACCGACAATCCTGTAATACTGTCCTTCCTGTATTCCTAAATCAATAAGCGATGTAATCTCGCCACCACTTACTGTAAACTCTCCGATGTGCTTATCTTTATCATCGGTAAACCAATTCTTCAATTCTTGGCATATTGCTGATAGCATAGATTACACCGCTCCTTTTTTATTTTTTCTTTGTACGCACCTTTTTGATAAGTGGTACTCCCTGCTTGTTTTCTTTGCCAGATAATTCAGCAATACGGTCATCGGTGACCTCTAAATCCTTGCGAGGATATTCGTCACCGACTTCGTATTTATAGTTATCATCTTGCAAATCAGTAAACATTTTAATTACTTTATACATACTATGCTCCTGTATTTACTAATGTTAAACCAGAAAGGTCAACATACTGGATATTCTTATGTCCTGCTGTGTCAGTCTGTACGACCTTAACCTTCTGTGACTTAATATCTGTAATCTTAAATACCGCATTCTTATCGCTATCAAGTGTCTGTAATGCCATACCTGTTGATGATGGTACTAATCCAACCTTAACATTTGCATATGTAAGTCCGCTTGCGAAATTATCAAATTTAAGTGCAAGGAAATAACCATCTCCTGCTAATGTTCCACTTGGCGATAAACCACCTTCAATAAATGTTAACTCACCTGTAGCCTTACCATCGGTGATTGCAATGTCACTCTGGAAATCTTTTGGACTTAATTCTGTCCAAGGATATGTGGCATTTGCATCATCGGGTGAAATGGTAAGGTCTGTTAAAAAGAATCGTCAATCTCAACAACTGCGATACCATCAAGATATTCTGCAAATAATGTTAATCCCATAAGTGCGAACGAATCTGATACAGCTGTGCCGTAATTTCCTTCTGTGTGGAAACCAATAAGATTTGTTTCACCTTCAACTGTGTATTCGAGACCTGCTTTTGCAAAATCTGAATCTGATGGGTCTACATAATAAAGGTCGATGTTATCTACTGGTGTGGCAATTACCTTACCCTGCGCGATTTCATTATCTGAACATAAGAAAATTGTCTTATATCCCATAAAATTCTGCACATATGTTAAACCAAATGCTGTCTGTACTGTAATATCTGCACCGCCTAAATATGTGTAAAAATCGTTAATATTTGCAAAACCAACAACCTCTGTAACTGTTCTTTTAATCTGTTTGAATTTATTAAGAACATTTCCCTTTGCTTTTGCAAGCGCCATCTGGAATGTTGCTTCTGCACTTGTAAGTGTACCAGTATTAAGGTATGTATAGAATCTGCCTGTTACATTATCCTGCAATTCAAATAAGAATGCTTCGTCAGTCTTAGCAACTGCTACATCATAGCCATATTTGTTAATCGCTTCGATTGTAACGCCTTTTCTATATTTCTCAACTGTAATATCATCATATACTGTTTCTTCAACTGATGCTGTTGAATATGGGATTTCTGCTCCCTCTGCAACGCTACCACTCTCAAGTGTTACTGATGCTGTTTTTGATTTAAGAACTGTTCCTGCTGTCTTTCTAATAGGTCTCATAATACCCATTAAGTCCATAAGCTGTTCCCAGTTCCTGTCAAATCGTGTGACGAAATCAATCTCTCTTGCTGTCACATCAATATTTGCAACTTTTGTTACTGCCATAATTAGCCTCCTTAACTAAATAATTCAATGTTTTCTTTGATTAAATTCTGTCTCTTTACTGGGTCTTTTTCTTTGAATATTTCATCTTTTGTCATTGTCGTTTTGCTACCGTTATTTGTAGCAGGTTTGGAAACATCTGCTCCTACTGTTTTTACTGCTCCAATAACATCGCTCCATTTTTCTTTAAGTGATTCTGCAATCTTGTCTTTATCCTTTACAGAGCCGTCTTTGTTAATTACTATATCGTCAAGGCTAATTCCTTCTGATACTCTTTCAAGCCATTTTGCAGGGATACCGATTTCTTTGAGAATCTCATCTCTTGCCTGTGTCTTTTTATTATTCAGCTCTGTCTGTTCTACAGTTGTTTTATATTCGCCATATTCCTTTTCAAGATTTGCTAATTTCTCGCTTGTTTCTTCTAATGATGTTATTTTTTTATTAGCTTCTTTCAGTTCTTCTTCAACCTCTGCTAATTTTTCAGCGGAAGCTTTGTATTTGTCTCTTTCTTCTTTGAGACTATCTACTGTTTCTCTGTGTCCTTCAATAATGGTATCTACCTGTTCTTCGGTTAATCCCATTCCTGTAAGAAATTTTCTTGTTAATGACATAATAATCTCCTTTACTTCGGTGTCTTTACTTTGACATTTGATTTACATAATTTTATCACTTTAGTATCATTTTTGCAAGCCTTTTATACTCTTGCGTATGGTTTGATACAGAGTTCCTTAAAAAAT